GAAAGTACATCTAAAAGAGTAAACGCTACCACCAGCAGCCGAAATCAGAGGATCTCTCAGAAAGTTCAGCGAATGTCTGATGCAATGATGAGAGAGAGTTATTAGAGTAAAGTTAAAACGAAAGGGAAACGATCATGACTTGCGGATATTGCCACGAAGAGAAATGCATCTGTGACGGATTTGGAAACGACCCGAAAACAGGACTACCACTGGACTACTCGAAGGGAATGCCTGATACCTACCAGAATAGTGATGAATGGCCTGCAGAGGAAACCGAACTTACTTGGGAAGATGGCACACCATACGTACCAACGCGTGAGCGCCACATACGTACGGACTACCGTAGCCCAGAACGAGCATGGCGTCCACAACGCCCACGCTACTAGCAGAAGAGCCGCTTCAGTGATCGAAGCGGCTCTTCTCTTTCCTCACTGTTGTGTTTCCTTCTTTGCCTTCAATGCTTCTCGCTTCTCTCCTACCGCCTTGCCTAACTCGTCCAGTGCCTTTTTGTAATCGTGAATAGCCGGAATGACGATACCAAAGGCTTCAAACGTGATGACTCCAAGCGAAATGAGACAAATGCTAATCTCCGAGAATTGTACCCTCTCAACATAGTCGTCGGCTTCTTGTGTTAAAATGACGAATGCAGCATAGACCCCTGCGAGATACGCTTGTTCGTGGACGAAGATGAGCACGACCTGCTTGCTTTGATCTTTCACATTATGTCGTTGTATGTCTACAATAATCTGGTGGCCAGCTGCATCTATGATGCGAAAATCAGGCTGCGCCGTTTGGACACGGGTGATGATGGCAGATGGTGTATTTCCACTGAGCAGGCTTTTATTCGTTGTCTCAAGAAAAGATAAGTCCTGTTGGATTTGCTGCACTGGATTAATTCGTAATGGATTAATTGTTGCCTCGTCCTGTGGCTTCACAAGTGTCATGAGTGCATTTCTCAAGAGGCGTTGAGAATGTAATTCTTGCAGAGACATGGTTGATGCCAGATTGCGTGTGGAAATTTCATTGTACAGCGAGAGTTGGATAACAACCTGCGCCAGCACAATGAATATGCCAATAACGGTTGCTGCACTGCCATACGCAAATGTCAGCCGTTTGAAAAGAGCCTTTTGCGGCATAGGGATTGTACTCCTCCAATGAAGATCAATGACCGAATAAGTGCAAGATGTTGGGAACAAAGAATGAAGCGATGAATGCGCCGAGGATGAGTGAGAGAATAGCGGCCTGAAGCGCAATGGTTTGTTTAAATTTCTCTTCTTGATTTTTTATAATTGTTTCTTTAATCTCTTCTAATTTTTCAGTGATTTGCTCGATATCTTTGCCCATTTCTTCAACATACTCTTTTAGCGCGTACTCTGATTGCATTAATTTGATCTGTTCCATCACAAACTGGCGTAGTTTTTCCTGGCTCTCCTGAATCGTTTGAATTTGTTTGATGAGTGCATCAATGAGCAGGATTAATTCTTTCTCAGGCATAGCAATAACTTCCTACAAATAAACAAGAGCCCGAGAACACTTGGCTCTCAGGCTCTTTTGCTTGCTTGTATGTTTGCTATTATAGCAGGATGCCGCGAAATGTATAACAAACGTTCAGTGTTTTCTGGTAACAAAAACTTCTTTTTGCCATCACTATTATACACCTTCAGTTTACCTATTAAAAACGACATAAAGTTGCTCTAGAAGCCGTTTTATGGTATAATTGGAAGAGACAATGTGATGTGTCCTCGCGCTGGTGGAACAGCCGAGGACGTGACGATAAGGATTGGAGCCTTACCATGGATAGTATTATACCCCCAACGCATAAATGTTGTCCTCGCTGTGGTATAGAAAAACCTCTAAGTAATTTTTACAAAGACAAATACACACGTGATGGCTATCATTATCTCTGTAAGGTGTGCAGAAACCTGCCATCCCCTAACAGAATAAGAAAAACACCTCCAGAGCATAAGCAGTGCACTGGGTGCCTTAAATGGAAACCGGCTACCCTTGAATACTTTCACGCTTATAAAGGCGGTATCCGTAGCATCTGCAAGGTATGTCGTAAAAATGGCGTTAAACCATTCCGTGAGCCTCCTACAGATCATCCTACAAAGCAGTGTACTGGTCCTTGTAAGCGTATACTCTTTGCTACATCCGAATTTTTCAGTGTACAAGCTCGTGGTAAATATGGCGTTACTAGCCAGTGCAAACAGTGTGAATCTGAACGAGCAAAGAAACGCTATGCACAACCTGCTGTCAAAGTTCACATGAATGCCACCGCCAAAGTGTGGGAATCTAATCATAGAGCACAACGTAGGGCACGTAAGAGAATATATCGCCAAAAACGTTTGGAACATGTGAGAGAGAAAGATAGAGTTTACGCTGCAACTCGTAACATGCGTCAGAAAGCTATCCCTGGAACTCTTACCCAGGAACAAATTCAAGAGAAGTTGAAAAAGCAGCGTTATAAGTGCTACTACTGTGCTGTTAAGTTTGAGAAACGCAATGGCAGATACGTCTATCATCTTGAACATACCATTCCCATCTCACGTGTAGAAGCAGGACCACGTCACGATGTTAACTACGTCGTATTGTCCTGTCCTCACTGTAACGCAAAGAAACATAATAAATTGCCTCATGAATGGTTGGAAGGCGGAAGATTGTTCTAATACAAGATGGGCTTGGGATCTTACACACATCTTGGGCCCGTCTCATATTACGATTCAACAGACCACGTTCCAAGGGAAAAGAAATCAGGGCCATTTGAAAAAGTTACAAAAAGTCTCACATCATAATTTCCTATCACTACGTCAGCAGTATCTACCTGATACGATACGATGGCCGGATTAGCCTGAACAATATGGAGTGTACCTACCCCTTGCGTCTCCACGCCAGTCGAGATGTTTTTGAAATAGATAGAAAGAGCCGAGTCATCAAGACCTGTCAGATTGACGATTGCACCCGAGTTCGTTGTCAATGAGATCGTCCAAAGAGGCGCAAGTTGTGTTTTGTATGATGTCTTTAACCAGGGTGATATTCCGTTAATTGCCAAGTTGAGCCTCCTTTATATACTCTTGCCGACTATTTTCCCGTCCTGCGCTGTAGCAGTTACTTTTCCGTCACGACCTATACCACCCACCTTCCCGTCTCGCCCAATGGCTATGATGGCAGTTGCAACTGTGGATGGTCCGGTAATCAAAATGATGGTACCTCCGAATACCCTTGGAATTGTTAACGTAGTAGACATTAACTGAACACTCCTCCCATGCCATCGCTTACAGGCTTATATGCTAAAGTAGCTATTCCGGCGTTGTAATGTGCGGTAACACGTGTTGAAGACAAGGATGTTGTATAGAGGGCCACTTCATCGAGATCCCCGGCGATATCATTCGCAACAACAGGAGCCGTACTACTTGGTAGCGACATTGTAGCCGTCGTAGTGCCTACTGATGACCCATCAAAATACAATGTGACAGTGCCATTAGAGCCGCCTGCATAGGTCACCACGATATGATGATAGGTATTTGTGCTCGGAGGCGTTCCATAGAGAATACTTGCTGACTGATCATCCCAGGCAACTTCACCGCTGAAATTGCCAGTAAGGTAAACCGTTGATGAGGCCCCCGCGCCGCCTGATGGATTGCCGAGACGTATCATGTTCCAGAAGACGCCAGAGCCAGGAAGAGCAGCGACTTTGAACCAGCACTCCATTGACCAGGCGCTTGATCCTGTAAATGGATTGGATGTTGGTAGTGTGACGCTGCCAGCGCTTGAGCCAAAAAGAAATGCTGTGTTCGGATCGGCCTTGATTGCCCCTGTCTGGCTATACGTGACGCCACTAGCGGATATTGTGCCAGTGCGACTATTGCCACTACTATCTGCGGCTGATGTGCCAGATGACTCGCCAAGTCGCCAATAGCCCCAAGGGGAATCATCCATGACTGCTGTGAAGTAATTTGGCATTAACTATCCACCTCTCAAATCTCAGTGATAATCTAGGTCCACGACGAGATCGTTGGCGGATACTGCCCCTGTATCTGCATCTGTTACTCCAGTGGTTGTGCCAAAGCCGATGCCATTGCTAAAAACTAATCCGACTGGAAATGCTCGTATGACTGTTCCATTCCCTGGTATCTGAACGGTATGCTTGGGGGTATCAGTGCCAATGGTTGGTGAACTACTCTTGTCGTAAAGTTTTACATAACGAGCAGCAGCATTAGTATTAGATATTGCATATCCATATAGCTGTCCTGCTGCATTTTTAACATTTGTAGCATTTGTTGAAGCCCCTGAAACTGAGTGATACGGCGTCGACCCCCCACTTGTTGCTGCATTTGGTACGGCTGTCCATGTGCCTGATTGCGAAGCAGGAATTGCTCCCTGATCGCTTGCAACGACCACAGGTACACTATTGGCACTGGTAGCAGAACCAAGTGCAAGGACGGTGTCAGCGTTTGCGCTCTTCTTGACATAGAGCGATGTTTTAAGAATCGTGTTACTCTGGTCCGCTGTGAGTGCAGTGCCTGCTGTCGCTTGAATGACAGAACTAGTATTAAAATTGGCAGCAGTTGGTGAAAGAGCAATCACGGTGTCAGCTGGAGAGGCTGGTAACAATGCATAATTCGGTGTAACTGATCCTGTCCCGGTAATCTGGGTTGAAAGCTTGATGCGGAGCCCCTGTGCTCCGTTCATATTCAGCAAAAATTGTTTGTTCGTAGATGCTTGTACTGTGTAAGGAACACTAATTTGAGCGAATGTCGCGGACGTAGGATCAAGCACCGCGCTCGCTGGGATGGTAGACCAGTTCGAGTTATCATAGGTTACTTCAAAAGTAATAGCCCCTGCGGTTAACGTTGTGGTCTGTGTGAGTTGGACGAGGACCGCTTCTGCGCCGCTGTTGGTAAAGATGTTCTGTGTAGCATTCAAACCGGTGCTACTATTCCAGGCTGAGAGTGCAGCCAGTGCAATGCCTGGAAATGTTCGCGTATTCCCGGCCTGGTCTGCCTGCAACGCCATAGCCTGTCCATTCGTCGGAGCTGGTGCTGAAGTGTTATAGATCGCACCTGTGACAATCGCGTTGGTGGGTGCTGTGCCTGCTCCTACGGTACTATCAACTGTTGCACCTGCGTTGCCAACCACACCAACTTTTTGCACGCCAGTCGCTGCGGTAGAGATGGAACTTCCTGCTATCTGCGTAACATTGCTTGTCCATGGGCCACTAGCCTGAGTAACAGCGCCAATAGTATTCGCGCCCGATGCAAGTGTTACTTGTCCCGTGGAGTCGCTGGCAATGGTAACACGTTGTACACCTGTTCCCGATACTCCATTGCCCATAGAAGGCGCTACACCGTTGATTTGCGCAACGTTTGCTTGATACTTCGATGATGTAATGCCACCAGCCAGCGTTGCAAGGTTGCCGCCCGATTCTAGAGCAAGTAATGATGTGTTTAAATTGGTTCCAGCATTAGCCGTTACTGTAAAGGTATCAGTCCCTGTAGCAACAATCGCCGCGCCTCTCGCTGTATATTGCGCATCAACGATTTGCCCAGTAGTCACGGTTGGCTGTGTGCTGTTGTATGCCCCACCAACTTTGACCGGATTATCTGCGTTGGATGAGCCACTGGCAACAGGACCACCTACTGCAATAAGTCCACTTGCGCCGCCGGTAACAATGTTTGTACCACCAATCTGGGCCACATTCGTTGACCAGTTAGAGCCTCCCTGGTTAGCGGTAACAGTGCCGCTTACTGTAACTGTGGCTGCGCTTGCTGCAAGGTTGACGTTCAGGTTGTTTGTGTTGCTTGGTGTATCCTTCAGGCTCGCACGCAATAAGCCGGATGTATCCAGCGATAATGGTGAAGTTTGTGCTGTTGTATAACTCGGAGCGTTGGTTGTCACTGCTCCCTGGATTAATGAGCCCTTTTGCCCAGAGGTGGTTGAACCCTGGCTCAACAAGATCCCGTTGACCGACGTATCAAGTGCCAGGCTTCCCGACGTGCCAATATTTGCGGTAATAGTTCCCGAGACAGGCTGGGTAACAGCAGAACCATCCACCTTGAGTGCCGTCATGGACGCGATGCCTTGTACCGTCAGTACATCGCTAGAGGCAGAGCCAGCAGTGCCGAGGGCTGGTTGTTTTGCCGAAGTTGCGGCCCCTGTCGGCAATGACACGGTACCAGAGACGTTGTTCACATTCCAGGTGCCCGACTGCACAGCGGAGACGTTAAAGTTAGCAGCCGTGGGGGAAAGGGCAATTACAGTATCGGCTGGTGAAAGTGGTAAGAGCGCATAGTTGGGTGTGACTGAGCCTGATCCGCTAATCTGCGTACTGAGCTTGACACGCAAACCTTGTGCGCCATTCATATTGAGCAGGAATTGTTTGTTTGTGCTTGCCTGGACAGTATACGGTAGACTGATTTGTGCAAATGTCGTGGATGTTGGGTCAAGGACACAGGAAGCAGGGATCGTTGACCAGTTGGAGTTGTCATAACTCACTTCAAAAGTGACTGCACCAGCGGTAAGCGTGGTTGTCTGCGTCAGTTGAACAAGAACAGATGCCGCGCCCGAGTTTGTAAAAATATTCTGCGTGGCATTAAGCGATGTACCACTATTCCAGGCCGAAAGCGTCGTTAATGCGATACCAGGAAATGTGCGAATGTTACCTGCTTGATCCACTTGTAGGGCCATTGCTTGCCCGTTGGTTGGTGCGGGGGCAGAGGAATTATACACAGCGCCTGTAACCACTGCGTTTGTTGGTGCGGTGCCAGCCCCTATAGCGCTATCTACGCTTGCCCCTGCGTTGCCGACGATGCCAACTTTTTGCACGCCGCTAGCAGCCGTAGAGATGGCAGAACCGGCTATCTGGTTGAGATTTGTCTGTAGGTTGGCCGCTGTCACGGTAACGGTAGCAGAAGAGGCTGCGAGCGCCACATTGAGATTGTTGGTGTTAGCTGGTGTGTCCTTGATGCTTATTCGCAGTAGTCCAGCAGTATCTAAGCTTAACGGGTTGATATTGCCTGTCGAGTATGATGGTGCGTTAGTTGTAACTGAGCCCTGTATCATTGGACCGGTATTGGAACCGAGTGCCGCAGCCTGCGCAACATTTAGTTTTGCGACGGTGGCATCGAGTGCCAGGCTTCCCGAGGTGCCAATGTTGGCCGTGACTGTGGGCGTATTGGTGATAGCCACCTGAGCATTACCGCTACTGTCTACCTTCAGGCTCTGTACCTTTGGCGTGCCACCATAATCACTACCAGCTATCAAAAGCGGATTAGTTGCACTGGAAACGTTGTTATTGGTTGCGACTGCGCCTCCAACCTGCATTGCTCCTGTTTGACCTGCATTGGACGTGTTGCCGCCTGCTACCTGTGCAATGTTAACCGTCTGATTAGCGGTGAGCGCACCGATGGTGTTTGCGCCCGACGCGAGTGTTACTTGACCTGTGGAATCGCTCGCAATGGTTACTCGCTGCACACCAGTGCCAGATACGCCATTACCCATCGTAGGCGCTACGCCGTTGATCTGGGCCACATTGACTTGGTATTTGCTTGACGTAACACCACCGGCCAAAGTTGCCAGATTTCCACCTGATTCAAGAGCAAGTAACGAGGTATTGAGGTTTGTTCCTGCGTTGGCCGTTACTTGAAAATTAGATGCTGTAGGGGAGAAGGCTACAACCTGTTCAAGTGGTGAAGATGCCAGTAAGGCATAGTTGGGCGTGACGGTTCCTGATCCACTAATCTGTGTGGAGAGTTTGGCCCGCAGACCCTGTGCTCCATTCATGAGGAGCAAGAATTGCTTGTTGGTACTGGCTTGCAGCGTATAGGGCAAGCTAATCTGAGCAAATGTTGCTGACGTTGGATCAACAACGTCATTTGCAGGGATGGTTAGCCAGGTTGACCCGTCATAACTCACTTCAAAAGTGACTGCACCAGCAGTAAGTGTTGTGGTTTGGGTGAGTTGGACAAGAACAGCAGGTGTACCCGAATTGGTAAAGATCGTTTGCGTGGCGTTGAGAGATGTCCCACTATTCCAGGCTGAAAGCGTTGTGAGAGCAATACCAGGAAATGTACGTATGTTGCCAGCTTGATCAGCCTGCAACGCCATAGCTTGCCCATTGGTTGGCGCTGGTGCCGAAGAGTTATAGATGGACCCGGTAACAATCGCATTTGTTGGTGCAGTGCCAGCCCCGACAGTACTGTCTACGCTCGCGCCACCGTTCCCAACAATGCCCACCTTCTGCACTCCTGTCGCTGCAGTAGACACGCTACTTCCAGCTATTTGGTTCACATTCACACTGGCATTGGATTGAATGTTAAAAGTGCCTGAGCCAGCGTTCGCGGTGACAGTACCCGAGACGGGTTGAGTTACGGCGCTTCCATCCACTCTGAGGGCCGTCATGCTCGCTATGCCCTGAACGGTGATAACATCACTTGAGGCTGATCCTGCGGTGCCAAGAGCAGGCTGTTTCGCGGAGGTTGCTGCACCCGTTGGCAGGGAAACGGTTCCGCTTACATTAGTAATATTCCACGTACCTGATTGTGAGGCTGGTACCGCGCCCTGATCGCTAGCAATGACCACCGGGATAGAGTTAGCAGAGGTCTTCGAGCCGAGTAACTGGTTAGCACTTGCATCGCGCAGATTGACATGGATGGCACGATTGTTAGTCAGGCGGATTGAGCCCTCTTGTCCACTCGTGAGCGCTGTTGCTGAGTCGTTAAATACGCCACCTGTAGGCACAAAAGCCGATGTCCCGGCAGTCCATGCTGCCTCGTCAGTCACGCTGAAGCCAGAGCCACCACCGGATTTGATATTCACATCGATGGCATTGCTGGTACTGGTGATAGCTGTGCCACTGCCATCAGTCAATCCAACTTTCATGATGCCTGTGGCTGCTGTGGCTACACTGCTCCCAGCGACTGAAGCAACATCTACTTGTCCAGCGTAGATACTGCCTGATGGATTAACACCGGTTTGCCCTCGCAAGTTCCCGGCGACGTTGATGCCTATGTAATCGGCATCTACTGGTACAGCGCTTCCAGTTGCCGACGCCGCTGCATTGCCACTGCTACCAGCTGCCACATTGACATTGAGATTGCCTGATGTGTCCAGTGATAGGCCAGTCAGATTGCCACTCTTATTTGCACCAAGATAAGACGCTGAAGCAGGAACAGCAGAACCTGTTGAACCGATGCTCGCATTGTTAAAGTTACCCGACGCACTCACTGTTACCGTAGCCGAGGAAGCCGCGAGCGCCACATTGAGGTTCGTAGTATTGGCAGGTGTGTCTTTTAGTGAGACTCTAAGCAGACCTGATGTGTCCAGGCTCAGTGGGCTTGTTTGAGCCGTCGTGTAGGATGGAGCCGACGTTGTAACTGCACCCAGAGTCAGCGGGCCTTTCTGTCCAGAAGTCGTGGAGCCCTGACTAAGAAGAATGCCATTGACTGAGGTATCCAGGGCGAGACTGCCAGAAGTGCCAATGTTTGCTGTCACAGTGCCGCTTATCGGCTGCGTTGTTGTCCCAATAGGGTCCACTCTCAACGGATTGCTGCTTGTGCCACCAGAGACAGCGCCGCCGCTGGCAGGGAGTGCCACGCCAAACATGGTCATGGTCTGCGTACCTGCACCCGTATCGTAGTCAGCCGTGATATTGCTTTGCTGATTGTTGAAGGTGCCCGTACCCGCGTTGGCTGTAATCGTACCCGATATCGGTTGTGTAACACCGCTTCCATCTACCTTGAGCGGTGTCATGCTCGTTATGCCTTGCACCGTTAGCACATCGCTCGATGCCGATCCTGCTGTCCCTAATGCTGGCTGCTTTGCCGAGGTGGCTGCCCCGGTAGGCAATGAAATAGTGCCACTAACATTGTTGATGTTCCAGGTTCCCGATTGACTTGCATTTACTGCGAACGCATCAACACCAGTGGCTACAATGAGTGCTCCACGCGATGTTGCTTGTGCGTCAACGATTTGCCCGGTAGTTACGGTTGGTTGAGTTGAGTTGTAAGCGCCGCCGATCTTGACTGGATTACCTGCATTGCTGCCAGCCGAGGCGACACTTCCAACTACCTGAGCATTCAGATTTGATGCTGTAGCCTGCGTAACCGCTGTAGTAGATCCGCTGTCAAGTACTGCGTGAAGATTAGAGCCTGTGGTCTGGACAACGGTAAAGTTCCCGGTGCCAGCGTTCGCCGTAACTGTACCCGACACAGGTTGAGTTGTAGCAGAACCGTCTACCTTCAGCGCTGTCATCGATGCTATGCCTTGAACAGTGAGCACGTCTGTTGATGCGCTGCCTGCAGTACCGAGGGCTGGTTGTTTCGCTGAAGTTGCAGCCCCACTGGGAAGAGGAAGGGAAGCAGCTGATATTGGCTGCGTGGCCTGCCAGAATGTCCCAGAGACGGGTTGTACAGTACTTGAGCCGTCAACCCGCAATGCTCCTGCCGTCGTCAGTGAGAGGGGATTGATGTTGCCCGTTGTATAGGTTGGTGAGCCAGTGGTGACAGAACCTTGAATAAGCGGGCCGGTATTGCTTCCGAGTGCGGTAGATTGAGCGATAGTAAGTTTGGCAACGGTGGCATCTGTAGCGGCCCCTGTTGGCAGCGAGATAGTACCGGAGATATTATTAACGTTCCAAGTGCCCGATTGAGAAGCGGAAACCGTACCAGCCGACACATTGACTTTCAAAAAGTTCGAGCCGTCGAATTGGAGTTGTGCAAAGATTTTACTAAGCCCGCGCAACTTAGCCGAGATGGTCCCGGTTACATCCCCTGTCACGGCGGCATCGTTTATGCCCCCAGCAGTAACATCATTGCCATCATACAAGTACATTGATACAGGAGCTGAGATGTTGCCGTTGGTATCCGCTGATGAGGCGGGCCCGCCTGCCAACGCAGTAAAGTTGCCGCCAGACGTATTGGGAATATACACGGCGGACACTGGAAATTGGTTCACAGAGAGAACCGTGGTGCTCAAGGGGGTCGTGCCGAAACTCATTTGCTCATTCCTCTACACACTAAAGGCCGCCTTAATCACTCGACATTGCGGGTGTCGTCTCCCCTAGCTCTTGTGGCTCTTCTTGTATTGGCGTTGGCTGTGGTCTCGTGGCTGCCATGAGTACCTGAGCATGCATATCCAATGTTCGCGCAATAATAGCGTTCAGGGTGGTGTCTGGGATGTTCAAGGAGAGATTGTTAAATCGCTCTTCATGAGCTTGCACTGTATCTCTGAGCATCTTAATTTCTTGAAGAAGCCCCGCGAGAATGTTGAGCCCATCGGGTTTGTTCTCGTCAGTTTTTTCTGGCGTGTCTAGCATCGTTTTTCCTTCAGCAAAATAAAAGAGCCAGTGGCGCTTGGCTCACTGGCTCGTATCGTTGTTTTGTTGGTTCTAGTATAGCAGTTATGCAGGGGTTTGTGTAGCCAACATGATAACATGATGAATCACAAAACTTTTACGCGGTTGAAAAGGTGTAGACGGCATGATAGACTGGCTTCTCAAGCCATTTTATGGTATAATTGGAAGAGATAAATATGGTTTTGCCCTCACGATGCGCTAACATCTGAGGGCGTGACGATACGAGACGTAAAGGAGTCGTACCGTGAATGATAGTATACTTGTACATTGCGTTAGATGCAATCAGAACAAGTCTGAGACTGACTTTTATCTCTTCAAAAAAGGGCCCAAAGCAGGTACATTGAAACATCCCTGCAAAGAGTGCATTAAAGCCGACAACAAAGCGCGATATATTCCTAAAGGCACTCAACCTCAACCTCCTCCTCTTGGACATAAACGATGTTCCCGTTGTAGACAAATTTTTGCAGCGACAACTGAGTTTTTCTACTCTAATAAAAATCGTCCTGATGGCTTAAATTATCTTTGTAAGCCATGCCATCATGAGTATGAGCAGTCAAGATTTGCTCAACCTAAACGCGCTCTCCCTGAAGTATTAGTGTGTCGCATATGTGAAAAAGAAAAACCTGCAACATCTGAATTTTTTGAGAGAAGCAATGCCAATGTCTATGGTTTGAACACTAAGTGCAAACAGTGTTGTGCGGCAGATCGATATAAGCCGCCCATTTATGAGCCAGCACCACCAGGATACAAACGTTGTAGAAAGTGCCTTGAGGCGAAACCTGCAACCTCAAAATTCTTTGTAACTGGCAAGAAAGCAAAGGATAGACTGAGAAATTTATGCAAAAAGTGTCGTCAAGATTCTCGAAGAAAGCCACTTCCTCATAAGCCACGAAAGAGGAAACCTGTTCCAGCAGGGGATAAGCAATGCAATATTTGCAAGCAATTTTTCCCTCGCACAGGAGAGTACTTTCACTTTGCGCGTAGTACTGTTGATCATCTGCAATCCACCTGTAAGAAATGTTCTAGTAAACGAGGCAAGGCAAACTGGCGTGCACTTCCCTATGAAGTGCGTTTCGCAAAATATAGAAAGCATTATCTAGCTCATAAGGAGCAACATGCCCAAAAAGCACGTAAATATCACCAGAGTGAAAAAGGGCGGGCAAAAATGAGAACGACAATATTGAATCGTATTGCTCGTAAAAAGGCCATTTCAGGTAATTATACTGCCGCTCAAATTGCTGAACAACTTAAACGTCAACATTACCGATGTTACTATGCCGCTTGTGGATATGCCAAATTTAATCGGACCAAGGAAAATGGGCAATGGAGATATGAATACCATATAGAGCATACCTATCCACTTAGTCGCGTCATTGGTACAGACATTCCAGCTAATGACATGAGTTACATCGTGCTGGCTTGTCCCTCTTGCAATCAAAGCAAAAATAAGAAGTTCCCGTGGGAGTGGTCAGAGGGCGGGCGATTGTTATAGTGCATTTCTATCTTAATGAGGGTGGATATGAATATATCATATCCACCCTCATTGCATATTATGCCCGTTTTAATACCAAACCCTCTGCCAACTCGATTGATTACTTCCATTTGTGGCACTTATCGTCCAGAAATAAACAATCCCATTCATCCCTTGAAACGCGGTGGTTGTCACCTTCGTAATAGGCAGTTGCGTATTCCACAAGCCCAATTCTGGCACAAATGCGGCTATTATTGTGCCTGGTGCTAACACCTGATATAACGTCGTTCCAATCAATTCAGATGGATCGGTAAAACCAAATCGATTGAGCAGGCCCTGCGCAAATATTGCAGCCTGGGCATCAGTCATGCCGTTTGGAGAGAGCGTTCCACTTGGGCTGAATGTCAAAGCACTTTCTATCTCCGCGATTCTTCCGCTATTCAATTCAATGTCCGATTGCGCTGCGATGGCCCCGCTGTTGCTTACAAGCGTATTGACGACGGACTGGCCAACGTATGTCACGTTGATGATGGTTCCGCTTGGCAATTTAGGTAGGTTGCTATCGTAACTGATGCTGGTACTTCCAGGCTGCCAATAGAATGATTTTCCACTATCCACACCCTGCAACCCAACTGTTGCTGTCTGACCATTTACAAGAATGATAGGCGTACTATAGACAGGATAGCCCAGTGTCCAACTTGTGGTGCTTCCATCAGATGTGAGTACCGTAACTGGCGGATTAACCAGACCATATACATTTGTCATGATCTGCTGATTTCTCAGCGGGTCAGCGGAATTAGTCACGGTAACAGGTGATGCACCCATCGGCTGATATAATAGATACCCAGAGGCTTGCGCCGGGTCAATGGCCGATTGCAACGGAAATGCCCCCGGACGCGCCTGACGTAAGCCAAAGAAAAATTGTTTCCATTTGCTGATGTACCAATAGAAGTTTCCCGACTGCTGTGTAATAGCATCCATTTCTGCTGAGAGATACGCGGCAAATGGAAGTGTAACCGGATGTAATTGTGGGATAACAGCCCCTGTCCCGATAGACGGGCCTCGTACACAGCAGAGCAATGTAAACAATTGCGGCACGTATGCGGGATCTGAAGTTGTCATAATCACTTTGGTATAGAGTGACTGTCCACTAAGGTTAGTGCCAAGCGGTTGCACCCACAACTGATAATATCTGCTTGTTCCACCGTCGTTTCTTATGCCTACCTGCCCACTTCCAAGTGGTGACGTGTCCAGATAACTCTGTTTGCAACTACCATCCCAGTAGACATTAATGAGTCCGCCCTCCATAGTCACGCGAATTCTGTGGAAGGTACCACGTGTAAACGTGATACTAGATGCAGAACCGAGCAGTGAGCGTGTCCCGCTAGACACTTTGTACAGTCGGAGTTGGTTAGTGAAACCACCTGAGCTTGAGGCGTCATAAACACCTAACTCATAGTAGTTCAATGTGCTAACGACGTGCCAACATAAGCCTCCAGCGTCTGACTTGTCCATATCTACGAATAAATCCACGTCAGTGCAGTTGATGGCATTATTCAGGTAGAGCGCACCAGAACCACCTGAGAGGGTGATACGGCTGTTTGTTGTGTCGTATGTCGCTGTAGCTGCCGATCCGCCACTTTTTGCGGTATTGGTATAATTTGCTGATGTATTGGAGCTAAAAAGATCCTGCGTGGCTGATGGTTGAGGCGTCCAATACGGTAACGCTTCTCCGGCTCCGCTATTTCCGACAGTGTGATAGGTGCTCAAGTCTTGTGTCGTCTGTACAGTGACGCTTGTATTTGTTGGAATATTGGCGTGATAGGCAACATTGCTGCTAGCCACATAGCCTACTGGTGTCAAATTGATCACAGGGCTAATGCGCGTGCCTGTCACCGTTCCATAGTTCCCGCACACTCTCGCGTATAACCCAATAATTGCCGGATCAGCAATGATAGAAGATTGCGCTCCACCGTTTGAATACAGAATTGCCCTGATGAGCAAATGAGTGATGGAAGAGACGGAAGTTCCCGGCGTGAGCAAAGGAACTTCCGCCCCATTTTGACACTGATTCCAGGTCGTACCATTATCAAGGGAGGTCAAGATACTAGCGGTCGATTGAGGTGTTCCATTTGTCCCAATCTCAGCCCAATTAATCTGGGTATACCCACAGGTGACGAGACTTGACAGATTAATAGATGGGCTTGTCCAGGTGCCTGTGGCAAGAGTGGTCAGGGTAAAGTTTGCCCATTTTGCTGTAAAATTAGTGGTGGAACCATCGCCGAGTGTTCCCAGTGCGTAGAGTCCGACGCCACCGGCTTGTAGGTAGGTGCTATCGCTCATATCGATCTTCGGCACAGACATATCATCAAGGTAGATCATATGTCGTTCGTTAGTGTAAACGATTTTCAGATGGTACGTTGTTCCTGACGTAATCGTTTGCGAGCCAAGCCATCCTACGACAGTCGGTGTTGAACCTGCACGTAGAGCCTGCAGCGAAATGCCGTAATTTGACCCAGCAGTGTCTAGCCAGATATAAACAAGATACCCGGTCATCGGCGGACAATAATATTCGCTATAACTTGGCCCACTTACAACCTCCCAACCATCTGCCCAGTTTGCTGCCCGATACATGATTCCTGTTCGTGCCCATTGATTGGTCCCGGGGTCTGTGATGGAGATATCGCATTCGATAGTCCCATTTGTGAGAGGCAATACATCATTCATGGACAGGATAAAATCCGTAGTGTCCGTATCGCTCGTATCGGTTAGCGTGATTTGGGTGCTTGCGTACGTTACTACCATACCGGGAGTTGTCCATTTGGTGTTGTCAAAACCACTGGCAAAATTTGGAGTATAGGTGCCCCCATTGATAAGCTGCCCATTTGTGTTAACCATTGTCCCTTTGTACGTCCCGGTGTTCCACCCCGCCGTCGAGCCGTAGGCAGCAACCACATCTGTTGTCGTTTGTGCCGCCGCAGAATTAATTGTGATAGTAACACTCAGTAAGGCTGGAAGTATCGTTGGATCATCTCCTGCCTGGAACTGTTCCATTAAGTACAAACTGAGACCAGCAACATTTGCCCCCGGCGGCAGTCCAGGTAAGGTCCCCAGGTTGCTGCACAAGAGCCAAGTTGTGCCATCATAGCTGACATAAATATTCATGGCTCCTTGTGTTGCCGTGGAAGTTTGTGGATTGGTTGTGCCAGGGGGATAGACGATATTGGTATAAGGGGTAACAGTTGGTAAAGAAGCTACCCAGGTGATGTTGCTGTTTTGTACAAGCCCCACTGATGAGATACTGTGTGCAGGAGAAATGCGCGTGGAGAGTGCCGGACGATATACCTGTACCACATCCACGGTAGCTGTGCTATAGCCTAATCCTGACGTAATTACGGCAGGATTTACCTGTGTATGTGTAGCGGTTGTTGAGAAAATCGGGCTTGACGGGTTTGAACCCAGGTAACAATTCTTGAGGTAGACAGAATACGTTCCAGTAGCACCGCCCTGAATTTGGATATTCACGGAAGTGATTGTCTTACCCGTGACCAGGTTCAATGGGATAGCACGCGTATACCAACTATCCTTGGCATAGTTGCTTAAATCGGCGAGCAGGTCAGAAGAGACACCATTTTGATCATACACGCCTTCATGCGAAACGATTGGATCGTCTGGGATCTCAGGCCCATAATCTGACAAGTGAGATCCATCACTAAAGGTAAGATTGACGATGG